GTCTTTTTTGGTTATCTAGGGTGCCTGCACCGGCAGACCATATTCTGATGGAGCTTGATATGCTTCACTGAGTAGCTGGTTTAGATGCTGTTGACGGAACCGAATGGTTTTCATCATGGCATCGTGCCGTGCTAAAGAGGTTTTATTGACGCTATGTGACATCAACCTTGTAAGGTCGCCAATTGGAGAAATAGGGAGAGACAGAAATGCCTCAAACTGCTCCTCTCTGGCTAAACCCATAAGAGTTGAAATCTCAACACGTTGGGCTTCGGCCATTCGGCGCGATACCCATACGATTGGGATTCTCATAATGTCAATAGGCGCTGTTACTTGGGAAGTCGTACCCTCGATTCCACCTGCGTCCCAGTCTTGACCAGTTATCTGAAAAGAAATTTGGTTAAACTGTTTGTAGGCGTTATCGACAAGGGAAGCTTTATAGGCCATAATGAAATATCCTAAGTCCCAGATTAGCTCTTGCTTTTCCAGGATAAGGTTAGATCTACATGGTCTTTGACGATCTAAGGTCCGATACAGGGTCTGTAAAGACCATTGTAAAAGACTATGATCGTCGCCGTGGGTTATTAACCCTCGGTAGGCTTCATAATACTTAGCAATGTGCTTTGTGGATCTACGATTCACTCCGCATGAGCTCTGTATTTCCTTGATAAACCCCGGGATTGCGTAAGGATGTAACCTTGCATAACCCCGCTCCCTGCTGACAAGAGTAACGGACCATAGAGCGGAAACGCTTTTATGATTCGAAACAAATGCAGCTAGGGGGAATCCTGTTAGCTCCTTGCCCCGATGGAAGATTCTCTTCGCAAATTCAAAGGTGTCTTTTGATACCAGAGATTTTTCGCGTTGGATTTCAACCTGAAGGTCTTGGAGTATGGATTCGTAGTTGGAAGCAACTTCCTCGTCATATATCATGATATCATCACCTAGAAGTAGGTACTCGCGGAATTGACCGGTTTTACCGGCTTTATACGCTGAATACTGAACTAGGATATGATGAGTAAGTGAAAATATGGCCCATGAAGAAAAGGCTCCCATTGGCTGGCCAACAGCGTACCTTACGGTACCGCTCTGGTCGTGCTTCTGGAAGTCCCTATCTGTCATGATTGAGCGCCAGGCGGAAGCCCTTTCATCGTTGATGTAAATTGCCAAGATACGTTCCTGTAGCGATACGGGAAAACGGTCTGTGGCCGACTTTAAGTCGAACGATGCAAAGAACCCTGCATCAAGGCGTGGATCAATTGCATTCTGATTGAAGGTCCTGTCGGAGTCGAACTTCCTAAGCTGGGCGAAAGCCCAGTCATGAAGAGGTTTCAAAACGGTCTGAGACCAGTAATCTAGAATGGCAATGATACGTGATTTACACTCAGGGGATTTAACGATTGAGATCCTCGAATCGATGATCTCTTTCGGATTAGCGTCTCCCTTAATTGGAAGAACAGCTTTTCTTATCCCGATGAGATAGTCACGAGCCCCAATTAGGTTCCCCATGTATATACCGAAGCGATAGCCTGCAAACCGGATCAGTTGAGATATTCTCTCTTCTGAAAGGGCAAGTAGGTCATCATGCGACGTTATCATGGCAGGACCGTTGGGACCCATCTTTGATGTCGGATGAGGTTCGTTCCAGTATATGTCGGGAGCGTCAAATTTGACAGATAGATGCGATCTCGCGAAACATTCGATTTCCTTTTCAAGGATCTCGTTTGTCACTCCAGGGCGCTCTATCTCCGAGTAATCGGGCTCCTTCCATCCTGTGATTAGGTATGATACTTGGAGAAGTGTCATAACATCACGCATGGAATCAAGGTCTCCCTCTCGAAGGATCTGGGTAACCTTTGGACCTAGGTCCTTAGGGTAACCATCTCTGTAGATCGGGAACCTCGACGTCAGCACTGGCTCATTTCCGGCTAGGATTTTAAGTAATTGAGATCGAATAAACTTCAATCTCGTTACCGCTTGAATCCTACCTCTATGCTCTATCCAGTTCTCGACCTTATCAGTCAGAGTTCTGGACAGCTCACGAATATGTTCAGTCTGCTTCGAGTTACTCACTCGTTGGAGATAGACATTATAACAATGTCTAAAAGCCCTAATGGACTTTTTGTCTATTATATAAGTCTTTTTGTTCATATTTAATTGTTAAAGGCGTTTTCGAAACCCTTTTGCAAGAGTTGAAGTGTAGTGCTTGTGCTCCTTAGGGAGGGGCTTCCTTCTACA